TTATAAGAATAGTTTTCCCTAAAAAAATTAATTTGATATTTGGGTTTATTCAATGTATGATATTTTTTTAAAGATCTCCAATATTCAGTATGATCATTTTTAGAAGAAGTGTAAAACAATTCCAAAAAATCATATACATGCTGACACAATCTAACATATGAACGATTAAATATTTCCTCTTTATTTTTTTTATATTTTAATTTTTCAATAGTTTCTATCGCCCATGTTATTAGAAAAAGTCCTGTAGCTTCAAGAGGTTCTGCAAATCCACAACTTAATCCCACAGATACAGTATTACCCAACCACGGAGTTAAACAATACCTATTATTAAAGGGAATGGCGCGAATGTCTTCGGCTTTAACATTACCTACATTTTTATTTTTAAATTCTTCAATAGCATCATTTACACTTATAAAATTATTATTAAAAACATACCCATTACCACTCCTTGATCTTAAATCTACATTCCACATCCACCCATAATCCATAGCGAAAGTGTTTGTTATAGATTGACAATTAGAATCACCGGGCGCGAAGAGGGCCATATTATTAGACAGAGTTTTATAAGAACCAAATTGTTTATTTTTAGAAAAATCACTATTGAAGCCAGTGCAATCTATTACTAAATCAGGATTATCTACTTTACATAATCTGGGACGCGTTATTTCTTCTAGAAGAATAATCATTTTTAAAGCATCTAAATGATAAGCATGCATATTATTGGGAAACGGGTGTGTCCAATCAGTTTTATGCCAACCATGATGTTTAATACCATATTTAATTACGCCATCACATTTATTAATTACATCATCTTCAGATATTCCACAATAATCAAAAAATTTAACTAGTCCGGGTAATGTACTTTCTCCAACACCTATAGGTTTGGAATTTTTAGGAAGCTTTATTTCAACTTTATTAGTTTGGGATAGATATGCAGCAGCTAACCATCCAGCGCTTCCGCCGCCTAAAATTATTATGTTCATAATTGATTAAACAAATATAATGTTTCTTTAAATGGAATATATACAGGATGTCCATTTTGTGTTTCTATATTTAAAAATTGATATTGGGACATATTATCAAAAAAACCAATATTCGGGTGTAGCATATGTTTCATCCGGTGTAAGGGGAGATCATTTGTATTTGATAATAAAAGCGTGCGATTTAATCTATAAGTATAATCTAATGATTCTTTTTCCATGTCATCCAAAACCAAATTCATATCATAGCTAACTAAATCTCTCCAATGAACATGTTCATTTAACATAAACACCGCTACTTGTTCAGGTATAGAGTTTGGAATAAAATCTGAAGTCAGATCATATTCACTCATATAGTCTACTAATGTTTCTCCGTTAGATGCAGGACAAACACCTCTATCAGGATTATTATGCATACTACATGTCCATGTCTGTAATGTAATAGCAAATTCTTCCATGGTTTTTTTCATCATCTTACACCATGCTTCTTCCACTGTTCAGGATACTTTTCTCGTAATATCTCATCTATAGAGTCTTCAAATGCTTTGCTATTTCTGCCTGGTTTATAAGTACAAGGAAATTTAAAATCTTTTAAATCATCATTCCCAAAGTTTTTTTTCCAAAAGTTGACTATCTTGTTTATTATCATATTCTCTTTCTTTCCGTTAAGCATTCATCCATCATGTACCATAGTCAAAAAATCATCATGTGTAATATTGTTTGAATAATCTATATCGTAATCAGGCTCAGTCCAATCTACATATTTCACATTTTTTGTTTTGTTTAAGTACGGTTTTTCGTAACCAATTAACATTGATGCAAGGTTAAAATGATTAAAAATGGTTTCTCCTTTTTTACAATATCTCTTTTTAGAAAGAAACATATTCAAATAATCATTATATTCTTCAATGTTTTGTTGATTATTCCAATATCTCCAAAATTCGGAATCAGTTCTGTCACTCAATGTATAATGATATTTTACAAATTCTTTTGAATGTTTGAGAAATCTTTTGAGATGCCTAGATAAAACTTTAGATTCTTTTGAAGTCCATTTCTTTTTCTTTTTATATTGGTCTACAAAATTAATTACCGTCACACAGGTTAACATCAATGAAGTCGCTTCCATAGGTTCTATAAAACTCTGTGCCAGCCCATTTGATATGCAATTATCGACCGCAACATTTTTCATAGATCCATTTTCATATTTTATGCAATCAAATACAAAATCTATTTGGCCATTCCAAGCATCTTTTAAAATTTTTCTTGCCTCATCATCAGAAGTAAAATAATCTGAATAGATAAATCCACCTGCAGTTCTATTACGTGTATTCACATCCCACAACCATCCATCAGGTTTTGCAGTCAATTCCGTATAAATTTTATGTTGTTTAGGAACACCTCTGACTTTTCCAGCAACAAATTTATTACAAATCATGTCATCATAACTTTCATAATCAGACAATTTTGAAATCAAAACTCTATTAAAACCAGTGCAATCAAAAAATACATCACCATATACGGTTTGGCCATTTTCTAAACGTAAAAATTCTATACCATTTTCATTTATGCAAACATCTTTTACACCACTGGTAATTAATGTGTAATCATTGAGATGTTTCTGTAATGTCGCTCCAAATTTATCTGCTAATATTTGATATGCATGCCCTGGTCGATCACTAATTGTTTTTGGATAAGGAGTTAAATTTTTATCAAGCAAATATTGTTGAGGACCGTGAAACAAATTAAAATATTTTGTGGACATATCTAAATTATTGATACAATACTCAACAGAATCTACTTTTGTTTCTGAAAATTCGAAAGCATCTTCAAATAAATGATACCACACGCTACCTGAATAATTCCAATCATTAAATTTAATTCCATATTTAAATGTAGCATCACTATCTTTTAACCAAACATTTTCTGAAATATTTGCATTTTCGGCTATCAAACGCAATGTCGGTGTTACTGTTTCACCAACACCAATCGGGTTATTTTGCTCTTCATGAATAACTGTCAACTCACAATCAATAGAATTTTTTATATAACTAGCAGTTGTCCAACCTGCAGAGCCACCTCCAACTACTATGATTCTAACCATGATACCAAATGAGGATGTAAATAATCTTTATAACTTTGTGATCTGGACATATCAAATAATTCTATTTCTCTCTTAACTAAATCTTTCTTTTCAACGTTTCGTAATTTATAAGATTGAAGAATTTGATGATGTTTTCTAGAATCTATAAAAGGTACCATCAATAAAGATCTACTTAAATGTTTAGGACTGATACCCCTATTATCAGGATATACTTCACAATATGAAATAAAAACTTTTTTAGGTAAGGTACAACACCATGACCAATGATTATGAAGATCTAAGATATTTAAAGCAGAAATAACAACAGCAATATTAATTCTACCCAAATTAGTAGAACTATTTAAAAATAAACGAACGGATCTATCTAAATCATCAAAACTAGCAGGATGACGTATATAGTCATATCCTTCTTCTATTGAATCTATACTAATTTTTGGAAACTGTTTTTTGAATTGATTTAACTTACCAATTAATTCATCATTAAATAAGGTACCATTAGTATGATACGCTAAGATGGTATCTTTTGCCCAACCTTCTTTAATATATTTATCCAATAAATCTATTATTAATGAATCAAAAAATGGTTCGCCACCACTAAATCTTAATTCCTTTACTGGATTATTTAAAAGCCATTTATATTGAATCGAATTTTTTACTTTTGGTATATTTAATTCTTCTCTAAATTTACCAGCTGTTATATTTTCAATATCTTTAATTAACCCTTGGGATTTGAAAAACTTCCAATCTAACATTAACCTATGACTTGTTTGTGGATCACACATTCTACAAGCTAAATTACATTTATTAGATAAGGTAAAATCAATTGAATCTAATTGTCCTTTAGGAATTATATCATCATTATGAATATAAAAAGGTTCAATATTCCTCTCTTCCATATCCCAACAGGTTTTACAGAAAGCATGTTTACGATTTTGATCGAAATCATCTCGTAATAACTTAAACTGTTCGGTTTCAAAAATTTCTGGAGGAGTTAATAAATGTGCTTCAATCATACCCATTGGATCTTCCCAATCAGGTCTTGACATATTGCAGCATGGATGAGACCACTTTAATTTATCGCCGTCCCAATCTTTTAATGCAATTTGTTTGTAAGGGTAACTACATAGCATTCCAACCAAGTGCTTTCAAAGATGAAGAATCTGCACAAGTTTCTTCTGATTCACCAGTTACATTTTTAAATGGTAATGCATCAATATCAAATCCTTCTGGAGAATGTGTTTGTGCAAAATCATATACAGACATTGGACTGCCATACCCGATATCATAGACTGGCTTTACAAATTTCCAACTTTTAAAATTTTCCATTAATATTTTAATAGCATTACAAACATCACCTACATGACACCAATCTCTAGTATGTGTTGTAAGATATCCTATTTCTTTTTGTTGAAGTTGTCTATAAAACATATCAGGGCGAGAACGGTCTCCCCATACTGTAAAGAATCTCATTCCTACAGCATTATTAGGGGCCATTGCTTCACACGCAGCTTTTGTCATTGCATAAGGACTTTTCATATCTTCAACAGAAGAACTTGATGCATATAAAATTTTAGAATTTTTATAAGTATCAAAGATACGTTTTGTTCCCTTAATATTTACTTCATAATAGTCTTTTAAATATTCCGGTTTCCAACTATTACGAACACCAGCTTTTGCAGCTAGATGAATAACATATTCTGTATTTAAAAATGGTAAAGGATCTTTAGTAATATCGCAATGAGAATGAGGGACTTCCCTGTCTTCCCAGCCTAACCCGGAACAGTCGTCTATACCTTTAACATCGTAGCCTTCGTTCATTAGGTAGTCATATAAATGATGACCAATGAATCCTTTAACGCCCGTTATCAGGACTTGGTTTTTCACTTCCATTCCTTCAATGTCGTTTCCAAGAGTTTCCAATAATCCGGAGTTTTTTCTTCGAAAACTTGTGGCTCCTCATTCTCAACCGCCATAACTATTACAATATTATTTATAGGTATTTCTGTTCTTTCTTCAAACATTATAGAATATGCTGTTGCTTGTAAAAAATAATCTTCTACCCATTCTTTCTTTTTTGGTTTACCAGAAGTTTTCCAATCCAATATTGCTTTCTCTCCTTTCCAGTCACCAACACAATCACAGCGGCCGGCAATTCCCAATTGTTTGGACCAGAGAGGTATTTCAATACCAGCAATATTATTAAGATGAGAATCTATAAAGGGTTTAATGCTATGAAACATAGCTTGAACATTAGGCAAACTTTTTCCAAAGTAATCAGTTTCGTTAGCAATATATTTTTCCACAATTGTATGCATACTCGTGCCTCGACGAGTTGCTTGTGTAGTTATTTTATTTGCTTCTTCTTCACCAATTCTTTGCCTCCATTCTTTAAAGAATTGCGCTTTTTTACGACCCAAGACTGTTGTAATAGAAGGAAAGTTGCCATCAGGTGTTTGATATACTCTTTGGCCGTCTATATTAGTTGTTTCTAATTCTTCAAAATCTAACTCAACATGATTAAACATTCATATTACTTCCCGGATAATTCCTTTTCATTTGTTTCAAGTGGTCTGTAAAGGCTTCATCTGGTTTTTTCTTATGACCCTTTATAGTTGTACCTGAAATATTATCATAAACAAATCCGGGGCATTGTACTTTCATTTGTACCGTGTCCCCGTTACAAGAAGGACACGGCTCTTCTTCTGGTACATGTCGATCTACTATCTTATACGACTCTTCAAACTCATGGCCGCACTCTTCATTTTTACAAATATAATCATAAAATGGCATAATCACCTATAAAAAATATGTCTGTCAATTTGTACTGTTCTTTTTTTGTATTTAGACCACCTTGGATTATCAATATAATCCGCATGGTAATGAGTAGCGCCATCTGTTATATCTCTTAAATGGTCTCTTTCGTTGCTTTGATAAAACCATTTTGCTAAACCTTGAATATGCTCCCAATTTTTCCCTGGATATGGTGTATCATGTTTACCATCACAATACCAAGAAAATTGACACTGATCTCTCTTGGGAAAACCGGTAGTATGCACTGCTGCTTCATAAATTACCTTACAATAGGTATTTGGAAAATTATTATCTACTACTCTATTGTGTGTAACAAAAGCTACTGCTAATTTGCCAGCAGTACTTTCAATCGCTGCTTCAAAATATATATTATGTGCTAAACAAGATATTTCATCTTGTGGATATACTCTTTCTTTTTGTTTCCAGGTGGTTTGTCGCGGTTCTAGATTAATAATTGGTGATTCTAGATGTTGTTTTAATGTAATATTTTCTACCCGCGGTTTTAATTCTAATTGCGTAGTATTTACTCTAGCATCCGCAATTTGATGAACCACTTTTACTGGATACATTACCATTACTATAGTGATAGCAATAGATAATGCTAATATTTTAAACATATGTTTACTCCGAAATGTTTGTCACACTTCTCATGTATGTATATGATACTACTTTGATTTCTTTTTCGACACTGGCAATGGAGGAATGAGATGAGGAAATGTTTCCTGTACTAGTCGATATGTAAGCCCATGGATGCCTAAATCTTTATTTTTTATACCTATTATCATCTTGGCCTCTTGTGGTGTTACGCTTTCTAACATAGTAATAAACATTACTTCTCGTCTACTGGGATTTATATTTGCGCCTGTACAAAAATCAGGTCCGCCCGGGCCCTCTACAAAATATCTTAATTTGCGAATTTGTCCGTAAAGCAGTGTTGATCTTGGATCTTCTGCTTGAGCTTGAAACGGCGGATCACCTTCAGGCAATAAAAACTTTACATCCGGATGGAATGTATACCATAACATATTTTCCAAATGATCTGTTTTATTTTGTGCAAGTAATTCCCCTCTCTCCTTCTGACTTTTTGCTTTATCAATCGCGTTAAATAATTCTATAAGTGTCATAATCTAAAACTCCTGAATGGATTCAGTCAATTCTTTAAGTCTATGCTTAATAAAATAATTAAGCATTTTATCACGGCCAGTGTACTGATCACTCTCGTACCGTGTTAGTATATTTATCTGAATTGGATCTGGTATACGCGCTAAATCTATTAAAATTTCATTCCTTTTATAGTTCCGTAAAACTTCTCCCTCGAACAATTCTTCTGGATTTCCGTTCAACCAATTCTCAATTTTTTTCTTTGAAAGCGGTTTTTGCCGCAATCCTTCTACTAAACAATTGTCATTTGACAATATATTAGGTATTCCATCACTACGATCACCTTTTACAATTAAAGCCCTTAACTGTTCTTCCGGTTTAGGGTCATTTATAAATTTCTTTGTTAAAGGAGACCATTGTGAAATGTTATTATATTTTTGTAATTGTACAAAATCTTTATCTGAAGAAACAATCAAAATTGGTTCTGAATTATAATTTTTACAAATAACACCTATAATATCATCTGCTTCGCATCCTTCTATATTGACAACTTTATAAGGCAAATGTTCTCTTATTTCACCACGAATATTATCAATAACCTCAAATAAAGATTTCCAATCTATATTCTGTTTGTTTTCTTCTCTAGCTTTTTTACGATTAGCTTTATATAATGGAAAATACTCTTTTCTCCAATTACCTTTATTATCGCAACAAAAAACCATGTCTGTTCCGTATTTGTCACAAAATCGATTACGAATCATCTTAATGTTATTCATAACCATATGACGGATCATATCACTTTCTTTATCAGGATCATATTGCTTTCGATATACCATAAAATTAGCAATTATCATCTGGTTGTAGTCAACTAATATCATTTTTTCTTTTTCTTTTTATTCTTTCTATACGAATTTAATTTAATTTTTACTTTTTCCTTTCTCACTGTTTGAATATTATCACACTCTTCTATTAAATTATCATAAAATTTAATTAATTTATTTTTAATAACCCCATTTAAATGACTATATGCTTCTTTAAGGTCCGGCTCTGTTTTTGCTAATCGTATTTCATCTGCTAATTCATTAATCTCTGTTTTTAAATGCTTAGCAACAGGTCTGGAAATTTTATTTTGTTTTATAAAAGATTTAAAATTAAACTTATTTTTAAAATCATTTTCAAGTTGTTCATCTACAATATCTTCTATATCATAACGTAAGTTTTTCGCCAAGACGCGCATTCTTTCTTGAATATTTGGCTTTACCTTATCCGGACTCGCTGCTTTTTGTTCATGTTGTCTCTTATCCGTAATTAATTCAATCTTTTTTAATTTCTCAATAAAAAGTTTTTCAAACTTTTCAGGTAAAAATCCACAACCCCTTGTTTTTAATCGTGCAATATAACCAACATGCATTCCCACTTCTACTAGGTCTACTGGTTTAATCTTTTTGGGTGAATTTGTCTTAACTTTATTCTTTTTATAGTATTCAGAAACAAATTCCATACATTCTTTAAAATCATAAAACTTATAATACCATCTAAATGCATCATAGCATGCTTCTGTTAATTGATCTTCAGTTAAACCATCCCAATCATTTGGATCTGGCTCTTCACCCATGTGTTGTGCTTCAAGTGATCTTTTTTGAAATGCCATTTTAACTTGCCTCTGGTGGATCCGGAGTTATCTTATCAAAGACTTCTTGTGCTATTCTATCAAAAACTTCATAAGAAACAGGTTCCCAATTTGCCTCTTCTCCATATTCAAAACATAATATTTTACCATCATGAGCTTGTGCTAATATCATTTGTGTTGGACCAAATAAACTTGGAATGCTTTGTGCAATAATATGTACAAATAATGGCAAGTCTTTATGTTTATAAAATTCATTTAATCTCAGAGGAACATGTGTTTCCGAAGTTGATTTTTTAAGATCCTTATTCTTTTTATATTCCGATAGATCTATTACTTTCATATCTTGATTTTAGTTCACACATTATATAATGTAATATAACAGACATCACAGCTTCACATGTTTCCATATGATTATAGTTAATATGTATATACTTTTGGAGTTTTGCCTTTAAAAT